AACCAATCTTCTACATAATTATCTACAAAATTTGAATAATCATTTTTATTTTTTTCATATTCAGATATCTTTTTTTCATATTCAGATATCTTTTTTTCATATTCAGATATCTTTTTTTCATATTCATTTACATCTTTTTTATTTTTACTATTTTTAGAATTATGTATAATAAATGACCTTAAATACTCAATACAATTATTCATTATATTATATTATATTATATAGTATAGTATAATATAATGTATACAAAAAAATATATGCTCATATACAATAAATATGAGCATATACGAGTTATGTTAAATATGTAATAAATATAAATATTAAATTATATTAAATTAGCATTTCCAATGATTACCACAATTTACACAAGTAACAAATGTGGTCATAGGTTCATCGGATGAACGTGTTTGAACTTGGCAATATTTAGTTTTACGTTCTTTACATCTCCCACATTTAAATTCTGTGCTGATACCTTCATTAGTGTTGTTATATTTATGATTATCACGTTCAATTTTGCGTTCAATTAAATCTTTCCATTTTTCAGGATTCATTTCTTGATGTGATAAAAATCCAACTTTATTTGAATCAATTATATTGTTTTTAATTTTATTTATAAATGACGTTTTTGATTTTTTATTGGATTGAATTAAATTAATCCAAATGGAACGAACACGATCTTTATATATAATCATGTATTCATTATTTATATTTTCTCTTGTAATATTATTATCTTCAACACATTTATTAGTATATTTATAAATACTCATCTCGATATTTTTTGATTTATTTTCATCTTTAATAATACTATTAAACATATCAGTAATACCACTACGTATTTTATCAAAATCATAATATTCAATTTTATTTACACTAGTCATATTTAATTAATAGTATTTATTATATCTTTAAATCTTTCAATTTTATTTTTATTCATATTATTTATTTATCATCTTCTGAACTACTATCATCATCATCATCATCATCTGAACTACTATCATCATCATCATCATCATCATCATCATCTGAACTACTATCATCATCATCATCTGAACTACTATCATCATCTTCATCTTCATCTTCATCTTCTGAACTACTATCATCATCATCATCATCATCATCTTCATCTTCTGAATCAACTATAAAACCATCTTTTGCATATCCTTCTTTTGTCTTTTCAAAATGATTATATTCATCATCAGAATCATCAGAATCATCACCAGAGGACAATTCATCTAATGTCTCAAACCCACCAAATAATTCTTCATAAATATCATTCCAAATAGTTTCATTTAATTTACATATATTATTTTCACTCAGATTTTTTATATCATTATTATTAGTATACACAAAATACACATCATTATAAAATAATATATTGTCTAATGGTGGTGGTATTTCAAATTTATTTATATATTTTTCTTTACCTAAACTTTTACCAAAACATGTTATAAATTTATTATTATTTAATTTCCATGTATGACTTGTATATTTATCAGAATTAATACATTGTGAAATAATGTTAAAACCATCTTCAATATAGAATCTGTTTTTATTACAGCAAATTTTTAAAATCATAAACCATATAATGATATTATTATAGTAAATAAGTTTAAATACTTTTAATTAATTAATACACATTAATAGTGATAATTAAATGTCAATAAATATATTAGGTAGTATGAATAAAAGTAATAGTATATCTAAATATAATTATAAAAATGGTAATATGACTGGAAATTATAATAAAATAGACAAGGAGATAAGAGTATTATTATCTATACCGTATAAAAAGGCGTCAAATATATTAACATTACAGACATTTCAAAAATTATATAAACATAAGACAAGTGAAAAAGTATATTATTTGACAGATACAGGTAAATATGAATTAATTAAAAATCATGATAATACAAATATATTTAAGAGTATTAAATATAAGGAAAATGAAAATGAAAATAATATAATTGAAATTAAACAAGGTGATGAAAAGAATTATTATTTTAAACAAACTATGGATATAGAATATAATTATTCTAAGTGGATTTCACCAAAACATTATGTATTAAATTGTGTATATGATTATATATATGGTAATAATATCATATTATGTAGAGAGACTACATATAATGATAATAAAACATATAATAAAAATGATATTATAGAAATGAATACATGTAAATGGTATTTTCTTATATCAAAAAAATGTAATTTGAATAATCCTAATATTATAAATGAAATGAGTAAATTTATCTCATTATTTTGCTAATTATATTTTAACAATTATAATTTATGTTTTTGAAAATATTATTATCTATTTTTATATCATTTTTATTTATATTTATATTTCATCAAATTTATTTATATATATGTAATCATCTTACTACACCTATAGTGAAGGATTATATAGATAAACCGAATGATGAATATAAAGAATTATATAAAACTATGTATAGTAATAATAGTAATGATAATAGTAATAGTAATGATAATAGTAATGATAATATAGATTCATCATCTCTCTATAATAAGAATATTAAAACTTTACAAACGAAAAATGAATTAAAAAAGTTTTTCAAAAACTTAAATAGAACAACTGAATATAATAATATATCAACACATTCTTCAATACCTTCATCGGCGTCTTCATCGGCATCTTCATATCAGTATAAAACAATATAATTAACTTAAAAAGATAATATAAATATATTAACAGGATAATAATATTTCATATGGATAATAATAATGATATGGAAAATATAAATAATAATATATGTAAGTCTGTATTTAGAATAATTCCAAAAGGACAAAAGTATATATTATGGTTTAAAAAAAATGAATATGGTGAATCTATTTTATTATGTTTTCATAAAAAGAATATTTCTTTCTATGAAAACCATCATAAACAACAAATAATAAATAATAATCAAAAATATAATCATAATAATAATAATAATAATAATAATAATAATAATAATAATAATCATAATCATAATCATAATCATAATAATCAAAGGAATATTTATATATCCTCATATGATCCCAAATTATCATATTATCATGGAACAAAATGTATAGGAACGTTTATTCATATAAAAGGAAAACCATTTTTTTTTATGGAAGATATATTTTTATTTCAATCACATGATGTATCTAAACGTTCATGGTATAACAAATACATATTATTTTTTGAAATAATGAATATGTATAGACCATTAAATATAATAAATAATATTCAGATAGGATTACCTATAACATTATCATCGTATGAAAAATGTATAACTAAATGTAATACGTTATCATTATATGATATTTATTCAATAGAAGAATTGATGTTATATAATCATCATAAAAAACAAATTCATTATAGAAATAAACAAAAATATGAAATATATACTATTTCTGCTGAAATTCAATCAGATATATATCATGTTAGAGATGAAAAAGATAATATAATTCATAATATTAAAATATGTATTCCAGACCTAAATACAAGTATATTTATGAATTCATATTTTAGAAATATACGTGAAAATAATAATATAGATTATATTGAAGAGAGTGAAGATGATGAAGATTTTGAGAACTTTTCAGATGATAAATATATATATAAAAACAAAAGATTAAAGTGTAAATGTATATATCAACATGTATTTAAAGCATGGAAACCTATTGAAATCATATCATAATTAATAAAATGAATCAACAAATATTTTTTAATTATTTTTATATAATCTAATATATATAATATATCATATTCAAAATGCGTTTATATAAAATATGTGGAACAAGACGAAATAATTCAAATAATTCGAACAATTCACCTAAGAAATCACGTAAAGTCACACGTAAATCACCTAAGAAATCACGTAAATCACCTAAGAAATCACGTAAAGTCACACGTAAATCACCTAAGAAATCACGTAAAGTCACACGTAAAAAAAGAAAGGGTGGTTATAGTCAATATATGAGCAATCAAGCATTTACACCTGGTGTATCATTTACAGGAACAAATTCTTTACAAGGAGCTAATTCACAACCATTCCCACATTCAATTTATAATCATGGAGAGATGAATTCAAATTTAGTAAATAAAACATTAAATTCAAACTTTTCAAATTCTAATTCAAATAGTTCATTATCACCATCAAATGTTTAAAATTAAAGTAAAGTATACAACAAATAATAATTCATAATATTTTATAATTTATATATTTTATATACAAGTTATAAATTACCATACTCACTATATTATCATATCATCTATATTATCATACAAACTATATTATAATATCATATTATCTATAATAAACATACACCCTTCATCTCTATTTTTTTTTCCTTTTTATATCCTGATTTTTGTTGCCCTAGTTCCTCCGAATATAATATTTTCCATTTATCTGTATTTGGTTGATAATCTATATTATTTACTTCTTTTATCGTATATTTACATTTCTTATAATATCTCCTTCTTTTATCCCAATGTCTCTGAAATAAATCATGTTGATCTACTATATCTACAACCAACGGAACATCATGTTTCATTCGTAATATTCTACCTACTGCTTGAACTACATCTGTTTTTGGTGTAGCCAATACTAATCCTGATAATGTCTTTATATCCAACGCCTCTTCCGCCATCGCATATGTTGCTATTATTATATTCTTACCCTCTGTATCCTTTAAATCTTTCTCTTTCATACCACCTATATAATATCCAACCGAACCTAATCCAATATTTCTCTCCTTTATCTTATCATGTAAATATAACAATATCGATTTATTATGTGCTAATACCATTATCTGTTTCTTATTATCAAATTCCTTCATTATATCATCTATTACTCTCAATATAAATTCACTCCTATACTCATGCTCACATAACTTCTTTATCATTACTGAATAATGTGTCTGACCTCTGAAATTTAATTCTGTTTTACTAAATTGTTTATCATCATAATTCTCATATCGTATCGCCCTCACATATACCTTATCTTTATTCTGTCTCTTCTCCGAATATACTATATCACCCAAAAACATCTTAAATACATCCGTCATTTTATCTTTTCTTTCCATAGTAGCTGATAGCCCGAGCATATATGGTGTAACTATTTTAAATAATGAACGAGAAAAAACCTCCGCAGCAATATGATGACAATTACTTACTATTATACCATCAATATATTTATTTTTATCACCTAATATGAAATTATGGTTATCTGATACTTCTATATCATATACATATTCGTATTTATTTTTATTTTTATTTTTATTTTTATTTTTATTTTTATTCATTTGTGTGAGATTTATTAATGTATCTCTAATATTATTTTTAGAATTATTTTTAAGATATTGAATTGACTTTATTTTTATAACACCTACATGATTTGAATTAAATTTCCATATATAGGGTTCTATATATTTATCTATAGTTTTTGTGATGATGTTTGTATTTGTGTTTGTGTTTATGTTTATTTTATAATTCATATGAATACCATTCAAATTAGATGTCCATGTATATAAATATCGTTGTATTTTATTAAATAATTTTATTTTATATTCATGTTTAATCTTCATATAATAATCAATTGGATTATCATACATATTTTTATATGAATCCAATAATTTTGATTTATCAGTTTTATACACAATACATTCAATACCTATTTTCTTTAATATATTACCTATTTTTCTATAATGTGTTTCTAATTTTGTAGGTAAAAATATTGATAATGATTTTGTAGTTTTTATATTTTGTATATTATTTGTATTATTTGTATTATTTGTATTTTGTTGTTTAAATAACTCCAATAATATCCATATACTTATTCCACGTATATCTATCTTTGATAAAATACTATTCAAACGTTCATCTTCATTTGTAATATTGGTTCTTTCATATACATAATATTTATTATCTATCATTTTCATTATCCATTTAAGAAATTGTGTATTACTATAAAATGTTATATTTGTATTTACTATACACATTCCAGAACTTAAATAATATCCATAATATACCTGTTCCTGATCACTATTCATTTTATGTTTATAATTTCGTTTTGTTCTATCCATATCTAATTTACACATCACATAATCATCAAGTGTTAAATGTTTAGCCATTTTATACCCTGTTACAGTCATTATTTTATGATTAGGTGTACATTTTACATATTTTACTTTGTTATTACTACATTCATATCCTATCTTTATTAATGATGTATAATCTCTCTGCCATCCATATGTCATATCCTTATATTCAAATATATCTTTATTTTTATTATAACTCAATATACGTGGTAATTCTTTTCCTGATATCCATCTATCATATAATTCACCTATTTCCATTAATCCATTCAATGTATGGACTTTTGTATCATACGTAAAACATTCATCTACTATCGTAAATCCAAATTGTCTAAATAATTTTATATCATAATCTATCATCGATAACGACTGTAACATTCCCAATACAATATCCTTATTTTCAATATCTATCTTTTGACCTTGAATTCTACCTACCCTCGCATTCGGTAAAAACTGATCTATACGTTCTATCCATTGATTCATTAAAAATTCCTTATGAACTATCACCAACGTTTTTTGTTTTAATTTTGATATTATATTTAAACCCATTACCGTATTATGTGTTATTGTTCCATCACCTAATAGAAATCTCCTATTACCATCTATACAAAATCCAAAATACATATCCTCCTTTTCTTCTTTTCGTATTGATATTTTTGTAAATTTTAACTCCTTTTTATCTACATCATATTTCGCTCCCAATATTTGTGTAAAACGTATTATATCTCTCTGTATCTCATATAATACTTCGATATTTACATCATATAATTTTTTATCAGCTGTTTCCCATACAGTCATAATATGTTCAGCATTTACTCTATAATCAATACCATCATATTGACGAATATAATACATAGTAGATGAACCACGTGTACATCCAGATACTATTCTTTTTGTTCCATCATCACCCATAATTTCATCACCTTCTTTAATATCTTGAACCATTTTAATACGTCTTTTTTTTGTATCATACATCATTATAGGAGTATTTAATCCAAGACATTTACCTCGACCACATGGAATTTCCAATAATCCACATCCAGTATTGTTTGATTCATTCATAAAAATATCTACTATTTTATTCTGATATGGTCTCATCTCTCCACCAAATTTCCATGGAGAGATTATATCCATATTAGAACTATTATTCACA